ACTACAAAGAGGCATCAATCCAGATGATGGATTCCAGGTGGGCATCTCAGGTAGGACAGCGTTCAGAGCGTTTACGAGACATGATGGAGAGTGGCGAGGACTCGTCAGACTTTGGAGAGTAAAATGAAGATCGATATGACCAATGAAAAAGACGTGATGATGGGTAACAAAACCCGCACTCAAATGGAATGGGAATTGGCTCTTGTTTACGCAAGCCAAGATTACGTGTTTAGTAAAGCTTGTGAGATGGCTCGTGAAGAGGTTGATTGGTTCTGTCGGCAGAATTGTTTGTTTGAGTACAATCCTTTGACACCTGATGATTATGAGGCAGCCTAGGGCTCCCAACGAAATTTGTCCTGATAGTATACGTCTTGGGGCTCACGGCTCCTGCTTGGAACGTCCCACGTCTGTGCTTTATTCTCTCCGGTTATCTTCCAACCGGCACCACGTAGGCTTGCTCCACTCTCACTTTGTAGTGTAAACGTGATCATTCTTGTGCCACCCATCTGCTGCCAGATCCTCCAGCATCGTGCATACAGAAAGGAACAAGCATTCTTGGGAGCGTCAGGACAAGCACACAGTCGCCTGACCTCTGCCGTATATCTGTCATCCGCTCTTCTCGCTACCGGCCTGGCTACAATAGCCACAGCGACAAGCTGATTGTTGTAGATAGCACCGATTGCAAAGCGACCGCCCTGTGTTTTCTTACTGTGCCGATGATGTTCTGCAACGAAGTTATTGGCTTCAGTAATTGTGATGGGACAAGCTTCAAGATTCATCCAACCTCACCCCAATTATCACCCAACTCTTGGTCTACTTTGCTTGGCACAGAAAGATCGACACATGTCTCCATGATCTCTTTGATTCTCGATGCTTGCCCCTCGGAACTGATACTGAAGCACAGTTCGTCATGTACGGTCAGTAGAGGGACTAATCCCTCTTTGTAGCACTCAGCCATTGCTTTCTTCGTTTGATCCGCAGCAGAGCCTTGTATGAGCTTATTGAGGGCTTTATAAGTGAATGCTCTACGTATCCCTGGACCATACTCTTTCTTAGCCTCTTCTAACGGGAGCGGTTTGTTGTAAGCAAATGTTGTTGGTTCCCACAGATCGAAGCGGCACTTACGCCCTAACAGGGTGCGTATCCGACCATGCTTTGTCGCTCTGGACGAAGCAGAATCTGCCAATAATTTAACGAACGGCACCTTTTCATGGTACGTATTTAACAGTTCCTTAGCCTCATCCTCTGTGATATCTAGAGTGTGTGCTAGTTTTCCTCGACCCATGCCATACATGATTCCAAGGTTTACAGTCTTTGCTTCTTTACGCCCGATCCCTGCCATATCTGCAACCATTTGGTGAAAGTCCACATCTTCTTTTTGGTACGCATCAACAATCGTTTGTATTCCAGCATGAGGTAGATTACTTGACAAAACGTGACAATAGTGAACCAACAGTCGAGGCTCTTGGCTTGAGTAATCGAACGAGCCCCACTGGTCACCCGGCTCTGGAATAAACAGTCCACGAATTGCTTTCTTTAAATCAGGGTCACGAGCGGGAATCTGTTGCAGGTTCGGGTTGCTTGAACTAAAGCGTCCGGTTATCGTCCCACCGTCATCGCTACGCAACTGATGAAACTCACAATGAATCCTACCGTTGTGCTGATAACGCAGGATCGAATCAATGAACGTGCTGTTCGCTTTGTTCAGTTCTCTTAGTTTAAGTATTTGCCCCGCGATCTCGTGCGGTATGGATTGCAGATACGCTTTTGTAATCGAGGGCTGGTTCGTTTTACCGGTTGTTTTATATTCGATGCCATAGTGTTCAAGGACTGACGCAACGCTAGTCGCCACCCAAGGCTCGACCAACACGCCTGTGTTCCTTTTGATCTCTTTTCTAATTTGTTCTTCTTGCTCACGTAAAAGTTTTTTGGTTTGCTCTGCCTTATCCAGATCAACCAACACACCTTTTTGTCGCATGTCCAACATCAAGGGTATCAGACTTGTCTCTAACTCAAAGATAGAGGTTAACTCCTCTCGCGCCAACTCTTTCTCAAACACCCTCCAAAGACTCAAGGTCATAGCGGCATCTTGCTCTGCATACTGACCAACAAACTTAGCAGGTAATCTCCACATCTCTGACTTGGGGTCGATGCCCCAGTTCTTAGCAGCGATTCTTAATAACTTTTCGTTCTTACGCTCACCGGTATACTCACGTCCTACATTATCCAGACTGTAACTAAACCTGTTTTCGTTTAATAAAGGCGCAGCGACCATTGTGTCTATGATCCTGCCTTTAACTTCGATACCCTCGTACCTCAACCAGCCTAAGTCATAAGTTGCATTGTGAAAAATTTTATTAATATGCGGTGTATCTAGTTGTTTTTGTAGCCATTTAAATACAATCTTTGGGTCAACGTTACCGTTGTTCTCGTGACGGATGGGAAAGTAACCCACAAAATCTCCCGCAGCCACAGCTACTCCCACAACGTACCCATCGCCTCGAGCCCATCCAGGTCCCAACGTTTTGATGTTCGGGTCACAGGTCTCTAAGTCAACCGCAATATCTTTGCAGGATGTCAGGTCTGGAAAGATCTCTGGAGCACACCAATCAACCTCCATGTTGTCTAGCTCTTGCCGGTCTAAAAAATTAATCGTGCTTGTGTCTTTAATCATTTTTCTTCCAATAAATACTCTATAAACCACATGGCTTTTTCTAAATCTTCTTCACCGTTTTTTTCATCCCACCTCCACAAATATTTGATAGCTGATCCTGTGCAATATGCATCCATCCCTTTTAAGTTTTTTACAGCAGCTTTGATTGCATCAATACACTCAATGCCATCTCTGTGATAGTGGTCAGGGTTTATTGCGTCTTTCATTTACATCCCACACATTCCATCACACTCATCAAGAAAACTTAGCTGTCCATGATCTGCTGGAGTGGTTAAGTCAACTTGGTCTAGTGGTTTTAAACTTCTATGAACGTACTCCTTGTTCTCCATCTTCCTATCTATTAATCTTAACTGTTGATCAAAAAGAATAGCGTCTTGCCAAGACACAGGGTCGTTATCCCTCATGTGCCGCCACTCATCGTTATTATGGTAGGGACAACCGATACAAGCTGATCGTGGTAACACACGATTTTCGTAGCGTTCAGCAAACCATCTTTGACAGTCTGACCTAGACATTCGTTTCTCTATCAAAGGCCATCGATGATGTGACCAAGTGTCTTTACTCTCTTTTACACGTTGTATTTCATCTGTGCTGATGCCGATCCACACCTCAACAACTGGTTCTTTCGGAGCACGTTGTCTTGGTTTAAGACCTATAAGTTCTCTTTCTTTCTTGCGTATAGGCTCTATCTTGTACTCTCGAGTGCATTGTCTTCGACCCATGCCTCCGTTCTCTGTGAAGAAAGGAGCACTACGATAGTTCTTGTTTTTGTCTTCGTTAAGCAGATCGTCTCTGATGTTGCCTTTCTGCACCGTATGCACTGGGAAACTTAACTGTGTCTTTAACCACTCAAGGTGCTCATACACCCCCTCTGGTTCCCACCCAGTATCTGCAAAGATCGCACAGTCTGGTTTTCTACTGAAACATCCTTCCGCTGCCATCAATGCCAGTACGGATGATTGAACCCCTGCACCTAAACTGATTACGACTAGCTTTGGGTTTTCTAGTTCACGAAAGAATTTCATAGTGGGTACCTAAATTTAGTGTCAGTGTTTACGATGTGCAGATTGTGTTTGGTTCTGGTGACCGCAGTGTAAAAAACTCTGTGCTCATCATCTGGATTTTCCATGTATGTCTTGTACGGCAAGTAGCCCATGTCATCCAACAACACGATGTTATCGTCCTCACCACCTTTCATCCTGTGGATAGTTGATAGTTTTATCTGTGGATCTGTGGATATCTTTCCTCTACGACGGATTGCCTTCAGGTATTGCAGCTCTTCTTGTGATATACGCAACACATCCTCTGCTGCCCACTCTTTGTCTGCCAACAATCCGTGATCTTGCACCAAGCTTGCGTATGACAGGGGCTTTTGAGGATCGATTTCTTTTAATGTTTTTGCCATCCCAAACTTTACCATCGCCCCATCACCACGTTTTGGTAGTTTTGAATAGAGATCCTCTGCCTCTTGTGCAGAGATTGACTCTCCCGACTGTAGGTCTTTCCAAGCATTCATTGCTGTCAGCAGGTCTTTATTAAATGAAAGACTGTCATTGATCTTGTACAACACTCCTATGCGTCTCAGTTGTTCTCCAAGAGACTTTAAATTCTTTGCAGTTCTTGCCATCACTGTCCACGAACCTTGGCTCATGTCAATATCGTTAAGATCAAGATGGTATCTGATGGAGCCCTCATGTTCTGTTGGGTTCCAAGCTTTGAACTGGCGCATACTTATTTGTTTCGCTATCTTTGCAGCCAGATCATGCACTGCCCTTGGAACGCGGTATGACTGCTCGAGCGTGGTCATGTTCTCACAAGCTTCCAACATACAGCGGACATCTACACCCGTATATCTAAAGATTGCCTGATCGTCATCTCCCGCATAGTAAGTACGCTTGGCGTTGTTACGTAAAAGTTTGACCTGTTCCCACTGCAACGGTGTGAGATCCTGTGCTTCATCAACGATCAGTAACTCCAACACCGGGGCCGTGCCTTGTTCGACCATCAATTTAATCATGTCGGTGAAATCATGCTTACCCGTTTCTGCCTTATAAGACGTGTACATCGCATTTAACTTTTCAACCAAGGGGAGATGCAGCTTGTAGTCGGCTGTTATCCTATACTCTTCTTCCAACGACACCCCTCGCATGGCCGCACGATTGATGATCGTCAGATACTTATTACCGTCTCTGGCAGACTGCATCATCAAACCATCTTCATCAAATACGTCTCTGTTATCAAAGACGAGTCCTATGTCCTGACCAAGCTGTGCAAGATCATAGGCATTGACCATCTCGTTTGTCTTCATACCTAGCCAGTGAAAGCCCATTGAGTGCAGGGTACGAAAGTATGGCGTGTCTTTTTCTGTAAGATTCAAAGCCGATCCTGCACGTTCTCTCGCTTCCCGTATGGCTTTTCTTGAGAAAGAAACAAATCCAATCCGGTCTGGTGGCGTTCCAGAATCCAATTCTTCTCGAATAATATTCATCAGAGTAAAAGTTTTACCGCACCCTGGTGGTCCGAAAATTAATTGCTCTGTCATCGTTTCTTTTCTTCTAGCCAAGCTTCTATTTCACGCAGTCTCCATCGCACCGCAGCCTCACCAATCTGGTAAGGCTTTGGAAGATTGTCCTCATCTACCCATTTATAAATGGTTGCTGGAGCCACTCCAAGAAACTCTGCTAGTTCTGTGACCTTTAACATTCGATCTTCAGAACGGGGGTTCATAGTTCTCTCCTTCTGGCAGTGTAATTTCTTCATATTCAAACTCAGGCACCCACCACACTCTGACACCTTTCCAATTATCAGAGTCATCTTTGTATCGATACACTCCGTGGAAGTCCCCACCCAAGTCTTTGAGTCGTTGCTGTATCTGTGGTCGGTTTAGTTTTGAAAACCCTTGGTTTACTAAGTAGTCCTGTAGACCTTTGAGTTTGAAATAGGTTTTATTCTTGTCGGTCCAGGGTCTGCCCATCTCCATTTCTTCAGGAGACATTGCTCGAATCCTAGACGTGCAGAACTGTTTGACCAGTTCCTTAAACTGTCCTCCAAGTGTTAGCTCTTCAGGCACCTCTATCTGTGTAGCGTTTTGTAAAAGATCGTTGACGAGCGTTTGCCACTCGTTTGCTTTCTGTGCTGGTGGCATATAATTAAGTTGCTCCATGCATTGACGCTGGAACTGTAGTTGAATTTGTAACTGCTCCGTGGATATCTCAAGACGTTGTCCATCAACATCCAGAAAATACAGTCGTGGCTCTGATAACAGGATCGTCAGTCCACTAACTCGTGGCTTCTCATTCTCGCCATTGCTGCCAATACCGTATTTCTTGGTTTTGCAAAGAGATTTGTTGCAGTAAGATTTGAAGGGCTCTTGTGTACAAAGGTAGCCGTATGATTTCTTTTCGTGCTGTTCCTGTACCTGAACAACTTCGATAGCAGGAAGTGGTGGGTCAAACGTGGTTTGGTTGACAGCTTCCATTTCCTTTTGCCAGCCCTCTGGGAACTTCTTCCTAAGATACACGCCTGTCTGAAACATAGTGGTGTTACGGCAACCCTCTGGTATGCCGTCGTTTAACATGCACTCCAAGCAAGGAGGCGCATCCGCAAATGGCATCTGCTCAGGTCTAGCTAACAGATTATCTAAATCAGTTAGTCTGACTTTGTTATTATCTGCCCACCGCAAAAAATCTTTTAACGTTACTGCCTCACCCTTTTCGTCCACCATGTAACGCAACGTGTTCTGCTCATCAAAGTATGGCAGATTAATGAAGTTGCCTAAGTCACCACGATCCGAAAGAATCTTGTCCTGTTTAGGAAAGACCTCGCATCCAGAGTGTCCAAGTAACGCAGCAATCTCTGTCAGATACTCACGTATCTCAGAAGCGGGAAACCACTCAACAAAGAACATGTATAGGTGAGCCCCGCCCGATTTAGATCGGCACACGGCCAACGGCAACTTAAACTTTTTCACCTTCCTGACCAGTTCACCATGGTCAATCGGATAGTCATCAACGTCTATCGCGCCAAACTTACAGTTGTTGTTTTCATCTATTGGGATTCCACCAACACTGGTTCTTCCCTCTAGGTGTTCCGTCATAACTTCAACAGTTAAGGACTCTCGAATCGTCTGGCATTTGGCTTCTTGTTTTCCGTTGCGTCTTTTGTTTCCTATTATTGTTTTGCCGTATCCCGTGTTCGATCCTTGGAACAGGGACAGAAACTGCTCAACATCCGACATAAAAGATTCCGTAAAAAATAGGACACGAAAAGAAAGGTAGCTTTCCGTCCGTGTCCTAATATTTAAAACGCTGAGTGTTCTTCAGCTTGCTCTGTTACCACGTCTTCAGCAACGGCTTTCGCCTCGCCCGACATCACAGACTTACGAAAACTTAAAGCCATGTCAGCTATCTCTTTATTCTCCACATAACCTGCATTGGCGATTGACCAGTTAGACCATGCACCTTGGTCATTTCGTTCCTCAACAGTCGATAACTTCCACATGGTGAGGAAGATTGGTGGTCTCTTCAGTTGACCGTTAACCTCCAGTGTAAGCATGCTAAGTTGTGTCTTCCAACGCTTGGATACTTTGAGTTGTGACGACTTCATATCAACGATTCCAAAACTAGGCATACCCTCAGAATCTAAAACTAAACAATAATGTTGATCAGACTTAACCAGTTCATTACCGTCCGGTAAAATTTCTTTTGCACCAGTTCTGACAGCCTTCGCTATATCAGGATCATTTTTTGAAAGTTCACCAAGAAAACCTCCACCACTGTCACGAGGTGTAAATTTTAAATACTTTGTTTCTTGATAGCATGGGATAACGACTATCCCCTCTTCGCCACTGAAATATTGACCAGTGACATTGTTGAAGATGTCTCCATTTGAAGCACCGTCTATAAACTTCGGGTCTCTTTTGTTGATCTCAGGAGACAGAGCCTGGATTATTCTGATGAAAGGAATCTGCAATTCAGACGTATCATAGTCCAGACCCTCACCCTCATGTGATGAAACCAAGTCCATCAAATCTGTTGATGGCAAATTGTTCTCTGCTTTTTGTACTTGTTTACTCATTGTTACTTCCTCTTTATCTCTGCGGTTTTACCAACAAATGCCCCAAACAATTCGAGGTCAATTGGTTTCCCGTTTTCTACACGCTCTCGAATAAATGCTTTTAAAGTCTGAGCATGTATGTGTGTTTTAGCTTCAGGGTGATAACCCTTGTTCTCTAGTTCAAGCATTAATTTGCTTGCTTGGTCGTCCTCTCTACGACCAAAAGAAAGGATGACATCGTTTTTGATAATGTCATCACAGTTATGCTCCCTTAACCACTCATATGCTCTTTCCTTATTTGCAACAGGAATCGAGGCTGAGATAAAAGGTTTGATGGAAACGGATACTTTATGTTCGCCTTCACCAACATCGATCCTATTTACGTCCATCTCTTCCATTAAAGAAGGAATAACGTCTTGCGATAGTCTCAATCTTTCCTGTTTCAATCGTTTGAGATGTCCTTCTGCTTGATCAACTTCTGATAAAACGCCTTCAAGTTGTCTGACGACACCAGACAATGTCTTTGTGTTTTCAGTGTCTACGCTTGAAAGTTCTTTTGCCGCATCGAGCATGTCTTCAAAAAACTCATTCATTCCAGTTTCTCCTCTTCAGGTTTTGGTTATGAGTTTGCATGTATCAAAACATATGTTAATGTATTTGACACAGTAGACAGTAGCTGGAGGAAAAATGTCTGTCAAGAAAAAAAGAAAATATATCTTCAAGACTCAGCCATACAAGCACCAGAAAGATGCAATGGAAAGAGCAGGTGATCGTACCGCGTTTGCTTTCTTTATGGAAATGGGTACGGGCAAAAGTAAAACTCTGCTCGATAACCTTGGAACGTTGGCTGTCGAATACAAGTGCAACTTTGCACTGATCATTGCACCCAAGGGTGTGTACCGCAACTGGGTGACAAAAGAGATACCCGAACATCTACCTGAAGACATTCCATACCGAACAATTCGTTGGGTGTCTGGTGCAAACAAAAAGCAGAAAGAAGAAATGCAGTCAGTTAAAGATGACTTTGACGGGCTAACAATCTTTGTGATGAACGTTGAAGCGTTCTCCACTGCTAAAGGTCAAGCGGCAGG